TCAGAGATGTTCAACCCACCAGCCATGTATGCGTCATAACGTCCCTTAACAAAGGCAACAACCTTACCGTCTGGAACATACTGAGATTCAACAATCTGAATGCCGTAGGGCAGTGCATATACCCATTGGCCGTTGACGTTTTGCATCGTCATTGCTCGTTCAAAGTCAAGCGAAGCACCTGGTTGTACAACCAGAATTGTATTTCCACGTGCAACTACAGGCTTGCCGTTTGCCTTCTTGGACAGAGCCTTGATGATGGTCATCAATTCAAGCTTAGCTGTATCAGCGTCCTTGAGAGTCACGGTACCGGCATCGGTCTTAACTGGATAAGTTGTCACACCATTTGCTGTGGCACCCTTTGACGGGTCACGATCAAGCCCAATTGGCTTGCTGTTACCGTCACCATCGACAAAGGCGGACTCAGAGGCTGCCGCAAAAGCTTCGGTAATTTGAGTAGTAACATAGGTACGTACCCAGGATGGCCCAAAGGTGCCCAGATCATTGGGCAGCACAACAAAAGCCGTCAGCTTACTCATTTCTGCTTCCACAGACGTGAATGTAGCATCAAGCTGTCCTTGAATATCACCGAAAATCTTGCCCCACACAGCGGCACCTGTAGCATCAGACTTCCAGATTTTCAACCGTACACCGTTATTCTGCAAACCAATTGCTTGCAGCAGCGGGTGATTAGAGGTCAGATCTTCAAAAATCTTGTCCACAGTTTCTTCTGGAATCAGTTGATCGTTCTTGAATCCAGTGTCTGTAGAAATGTCATTGAAGAATTTGACTTCCTTCTGGGTCATCTTCGTGTCGCCAGTGTTGGCTGCAATAATGCTGTCGATTTCCTCTTGGGTCTTATTCTTCAGCTTCTCTTGGAAGCTATTAAGATCAGTGGACAGTGCGTCCATCATTTCACCGAACGCCTTGCCTTGGGATTCAGCATCGCCACCAGTTTTTACAATGTTGGCAAACGCCTTTTGCTTTTCAGCAAAGGTATTTAGATTTTTAAAATCCATGGTCATACTTTTATGACTCCTTTCGTATTAAAAAAGGAACCCTGCAAATTTGCTTTGCTTAGGTTTCTTCTTGTCGTTGTCGTGCAAATAAGGACTCAACTTTTCAGCGAGCAGTTTAACAATTTCGTCAGAATCAACGTTAACAACTGCGCTTGGCTTCTGATTTTTTAACTTTTGATAATCCTTAAGCGCATCAACGATTTCTTTCGTTAGCATTGTTTTTGGCCCTGCCACCAAAGAGGGCTGCTCATCGAACATGATTTCGTCAACGAACCCAAGCTCTTTAGCCTGTTCAGCTGACATGTAAGTTTCGTCAGTCATCAGTTTAAGCATTTCATCCGGTGTCTTACCTGTTCGAGAAGCATAAAGATTAGCAAATTGCTGGTCTTGCATGCTCAACACGTCTTTGAACTTGTCCATGTCGCCTGTGTTACCAGAAACACCAGAGGCTGATACACGGTGAATCATGAAAGTAGCCGTTGGTGCCATCGCAATCTTATCGGCAGCCAAAGCCACCACGGTGGCTGCCGAAGCAGCTTCACCAATGATTTTTGCAGTAACACTGCCTGAGTAATCTTTAAGCAACGACGCAATGGCGCTCCCAGCCGTTACATAGCCGCCTGGAGAATCAATTTCAATAGTCACATCGGTACCGTCGACCGGTAGTGCGTCACGCACCGCCTGCGGCGAAACCAAATCAAGGTTCCAGCTTTTCATTACCTGGGCCGTTTCATCATCAACCAGCTCCGTGTTAATTGGAATTACCTTCGTCATCATTATCACCTCCCTTCGGTGCTAATCCTGTTGGTATAGCGGGTGTTTGCTGATTTGATAGCCAAATAGCGTCACCACCAGCCAAGGGTTTCAGTCCCTGTGCTTGTCTCCGTTCATTGATCGTTTTTGCATTTAAGTCTTCTGATTCTGGTTGTGGATTATCCGTAATTTTTTGATAGTTCTTGGTCATGTAGTACTCATCTCCACCAGCAACTGGATCATAGCCAAAATGCCCTCGGACTTCATTCCGGCTAAGCGTGCCTACGGCAGTAATCTTGTCAATTGCCTCAGCTTGTTTAAACGGATCGGGCCGGTTTAACCCCCACACCTTAATCTTGTCATTCTGGTAGTTAGCCTGGTTAATGATTTTAGCATTCAGCTCGTCTTCTATTTTTTGGTTAAGTGGAGCAATACAGTAGTCTAAAAATGCCTGCTTGTTCTGATCCACTTCTGCTTGAGCCCCGTGCATTAGTGCTGGCGGAATACCAATGATCTCAGCTACACTATCCACTGCTTCATCACGAAGAGCTTTAATATCATCAAAAGATTGATCAGCACCACTGTATTTGCCAGACACTTCGTCGTACGTCACACCCTTTTGGAGTGGAACAATAGCGATGTCGTTATCACGGAATGAATGAAAAAGTTTATTAATAAACCTCTGGGCAGGGCTTTCTTGTTTAGTTCCATCTGCCTTGTCTTTTGGGGCCTGGCTACCGAGATCAGTTGCCCCTGAAAAGTCAACAATTCCGCGCAGCTGCTTGTTGCGCATGGCAAAGCTGACCATCCGGCCAAATAGCTTTGCATAGTCACTCAGAAGTTGATTGGTGTAGTTAGCCAGCTGATCATTGTTATATTGAAGAAACCAGACATCATCCATTGAAAAACTTCGCTGGAATTGATAATCATTGACTAACACGCCAGAAAAAGTATCAGGGAAGACCGCTTTTACATTGTGTGTATAGCTGTCTGCAATCAGTAAATCCTGTGTGTCATCTTGAATTACAAGCACTTCATTGTCCGTGATCAGCTTAAATACCAGCTCTTGCCAGAATGACGTAGCTGTCTGGTTTGGATTTGGCCGAACATTGAGCTTGTAGTAAACGTCTTTATTGGCAGTTTTGAACTCCGATTGTGATACTGTGCGTGCAAGAAAATTTGCGCACGCATTTATTGCATATTGGCGCAAGTAAATGTCCGTCTGCTCACCACCAATCAAGTCCAAGTCATAGACATAACTGGCATCTTTACGTTGCGTGAACAAATCAAATAGGTTGAAACTCACGTTTTCACCTCCTTTCAGAAGTCAAGGCCATTTAAAAACGCCAGCGATTCACTGACGTCCACATCTGATAATTCATTTGCTCGGTACAACGTATACTCAAAAGCCTTAAAACCGTCTGTCTTGCGACGGGTTTCCTCTTTCTTCTCGTAAGACTTGTTTCCGTTCGCTTTGTTGACCTTAACCAACACATTTTGCGTGTTCCAGCGAAGCATTGGATTGTCTCCCCAAATAAATCTGTGGCGCGGAAACCCATCGTCGATAATCGATGCGAGCAACCCGTCGATCGAAGTAGGGTTTTGAATAATATCTACATCGAAGCCGCCGTCTTCAAACATTTTTCGCATGATCTGGGCTCGGTAATTATCCATGACCACCTTTTTGATGTTGAATCGCTGAGCCATCTGTTGCATCCAATCGAGTGCATGTCTGGGATCCATCAGCGGCTCATCGATGACTTCAACCAGGCCGCTACGTTCCCAGTCGTGCAGAGGAATATTGATTCGCTGATTAGGCGTGGCAATCCGTTCCTTGCGACTGTATGCGTAATATTTGTCACAGAAGCCTTTTCGCGCCCATTGCTTTTCGATGGTCACCAGCTTGTCCTTATAACGAACGGTAACGGCGGCAGCAATGAAATCTCGTACACTGGCGAAATCCACAGCTCCAATCGCTTCTCGGCCATCAATATCTTTAGGGATCGGCTGATTGGTAGCTAGAATCTCTTCCCAGGGCGCCACGTTACTGTTCATCGCCTGACTGGGATAATCCATCCTTTTGGTCAAAAACTCTTCACGGCCGCTTGGCGCTTCCACAAGTGCGTCATAGTCTTTCTTAATCTGCCGGTATAAGGTTTTACCATATGTAGACAATGGCTTGACGATCATTGGCACCGACTTTTCCCACATCCTGGGGTTGTCTATTTCGGCCTCGCTGTCAATCTTGCAAATCCATGGAAACAGAAAATCAGGTGCGGCTTTTCCTTTCAAAACACTTTCGGCTTGTTTCTTTTTGGTATCGATGAACCCATCGCGAACGTATCCATCGGTCCCAATGAAGAAAACACGAGGGTTGGTCTTCTTGCCAAGGCCAGATAAGTGCACTTTGACATTGGAATCGTCTTGGTATTCGTGGATCTCGTCAAAAATCACGAACCCGTCTCGCAAACCATCCTTGGTATTACCATTTGACGTCCGATATTTCAGCGTCGAGTTTGTCCGACGTGACTTAATCTGGGCGTTTGTCGCGTAAAACGCACGGCCAAGCGTTGGACTACTGTCCACTACGTCTTTAATTTCGGATACTGATGTCTTCGCCTGTTCTTCTGAATTAGCAACGATAGATCCGTTATATCCACGAACCCCGTTGAACTCCGAAATCAAAAATGTGCCGAGCGCAGAGATTAGCCCATTTTTACCAGATCCACGGCCCATCATCCACAAAAAGTCTTCATAATAATTGGTCCCGTCTTCGTGATACAAAAAAACGAACGCAATCAAGAACTTTTGGAACGGCTGAAGTTTGAAAAACCACTTCTCACTGAACTTAATGCAGTTCTCAATCTGTTCGTTGTCAAAATGCAGTGTGTCGTCAGATAGCACAGACTTTTTTAGATAATCAACAAGCTGAATACGTTCCTTATTAAACAGCAAGTGCCCTTCTTCATAATCCTTGATGTAATCATCAACATACTTATTATGAATCAAAGCAGATCATCAGGATCATATCCCGTACCCTTTCCATCAATGCCAGGCGGAGCGGACAATCCCATGTCCTTGCCAA